GCAGATGGAAAATCTACAAGAAGCCATAACTAATAATGCAAAAGGAATACTTGCTTCTACTATGAAGGAAGAAATCAGTGAATTAGTAAAAGAATCTCTTAGTGAAGAAGAGGTTGAAATGTCTGAAACAGAAACTGAAGAAGAAAATGTTGAAATGTCCGAACAGGAAGAAATTGACGTTGAAGATGAGGTTGAAGTTGATGACGCAGAAGGTGACATGGAAGACGCTCTTGAAGACTTAGGTCTTGATATGGGTGACGATATGGAATCTGATAACGACGAAGAGTTAGACTTGGGTGATGAGGAAATGTTAATGACCGATTTACCTGGTGACGACTTGGAAGTTGATGATGAAGAAGAGGTTCTTTTACCTCTCGATTTAACCGCAGCTTCTGATGACGAAATACTAAAGGTATTTAAAGCTATGGGTGAAGAAGACGGTATCATTGTAAAGCAAGACGGTGGTGACGTTCATTTATCAGACGAAGAGACCGATGCTGAATACGTTATTCAGTTAGGTGAATCAGAAGAAGAAGCATATGAAGGTGAGTACACAGAAGAAGACCACATGGAAGAAGAAGAAGAAGTGGTATATGAAATCGAGATTGGTGAAGAAGAAGCTGACGAAGAAGAAATGAGTGAAGGTGATTACGGTGGGAACAAAGGCGATGAGTCTAGGTCACACAGAGATTACGAAACTAACGAAGGTGATTACGGTGGGAACAAAGGCGATGAGTCTAAGTCACACAGAGATTACGAAACTAACGAAGGTGATTACGGTGGGAACAAAGGCGATGAGTCTAAGTCACACAGAGATTACGAAAGTAACGAAGGTGAAACCACTGAAACTGCTAGAACTAATGCGTCTTTACGAAAGTACCCAAACGCTAAATCTGCACCTGAAGAGGTGAGAACTTATGCTAAGGGTAGATTAAGACCCGCGGTAAGAGAAAATGAAGAATTAAAAGCAGAAGTTAAACAACTTAGAGAAAAGAATGAAGAGTACCGTAAGGCACTTAATGTTTTCAAAGAGAAGCTTAACGAAGTTGCTGTTTTTAACTCTAATTTAGCTTACGCTACTCGTTTATTCACTGAGCATTCTACTACGAAGCAAGAAAAAATAAATATTTTAAGACGTTTCGATGGTGTCGAGACTCTTAAAGAATCGAAATCTTTATATAAGACAGTTAAAGAAGATTTAGGTGGTAAAGAAACTAACGTTGTTACTGAATCAGTACAATCTAAAGTTACTAAAACTCCAACTAAAGGTTCAGCAAACAATCTTATCGAAAGTAAAACTTATGAAAATCCTCAGTTCTTAAGAATGAGAGATTTAATGAGTAAATTAAAATAAAAATAAATTTCCTTAAAAAATATTAAAATGGGAGCATTATTAGAATCAGGTCTAGTTGGTAACATCGGTCTTAAGCACCTTAAGGTTATCAAGGAGGACACAATTAACAAGTGGGACAAATTAGGGTTCCTCGATGGTCTTAAAGGCCACACTAAAGAAAATATGGCTCAGTTATATGAGAACCAAGCATCATATTTGATAAACGAAGCGGCGGCATCTGACAGTTCAGGTTCTTTCGAAACAGTTGTTTTCCCAATCGTAAGAAGAGTTTTCTCTAAGTTATTGGCTAACGACATCGTTTCAGTTCAAGCTATGAACCTACCAATCGGTAAGTTGTTCTACTTTGTTCCAAAGATTCAGAACAGAAACGCTGATGGAACTCACATTCCTCCATTCGGAGCACCAAACGGTCCATCAACAACAGATTCAGGTTACACAAATTCAACTAACTTATATGACCGTTTCTACGAAGGTAGTACACCAAATTCAGACCCAGCTGGGTTGTTCGATTACTCGAAGGGTGCTTACGCAGAGCAAACACCAACATTAGTTCCTGTTAGATGGAACAACGGTGTTTTAACCGCAACTACACTAGATGTTGCTTTAAGTTACGCGACTGGTGGTACAGGTACTGCAGCAAGTGCAAACGTAAGGTCATTAATCTTTATGATGACAGGATTCTCATCAGCAGGTGCTAGTAAATTAATAGGTCCTGACGGACAAGAAATGGATACTGAGGACTTCTTAGCATCATTAGAAACTTACAAAACCGGCGCTACTGACACTTATTATAACTTTAGAGTTGTAACTCAGAAGTACGGTAAGGGTATCGTTAACTATGGTAACGAGCAACAGACTACTTTCTATAGTGGTTCTTACCCTGGTCCTGGCGGAAAGTACGACAATGTATGTGATGTTGAAGGTAAAATCTACTTGGAGGTTGATTTCTCAACTCCAGTTGAGATTGGAACACAGTCATTAGACGGATACACAGGTTCAACAATTGCATCAGGAGATACCTTCGTTGGTTCATACAGAGTTTATGAGACATTAGAATTTGAAGACGCTATCGGTGAAGTTTCATTCGACTTAGAAGCTGTTACTGTTTCTGTTACAGAAAGAAAGTTAAGAGCTCAGTGGTCACCAGAACTCGCACAAGACGTCTCTGCATTCCACAACATCGACGCGGAAGCTGAATTGACAGCATTGTTGTCAGAGCAGGTAGCTGCAGAGATTGACCGTGAGATTTTAAGAGACTTAAGAAAAGGTGCGGCTTGGTCATTAAGATGGGACTACAACGGTTGGAAGAGAGTATCTAACGGTTCTGTCAACTACAACCAAAAGGATTGGAATCAGACATTGATTACTGCAATCAATCAGATTTCTGCACAAATCCATAAATCAACTCTAAGAGGTGGTGCTAACTGGATTGTTGTATCTTCAGAGATTTCAGCAATCTTCGATGACCTTGAGTACTTCCACGTTTCAAACGCGGCTCCTGACCAGGACAACTACAACATGGGTATCGAAAGAGTTGGTACATTATCAGGTAGATATCAAGTTTATCGTGACCCATACTTCCCACCAAACACAGTATTGTTGGGACACAAGGGTTCATCATTACTTGACACAGGATATGTATACGCTCCATACGTACCTCTACAGTTGACTCCAACAATGTACAACCCATTCAACTTTACACCAATCAAGGGTATCATGACAAGATACGCTAAGAAGATGGTGAACAACCGTTTCTACGGTAAGATTACAGTTGATGGTGTTAGAACATTCGACCTAAGAGAGTTAAGATAATATTATATCTTAAACATAAAAAGAAAAGGGAGACTTCGGTCTCCCTTTTTTATTTCTTACAATTAGACTTTTCAGTTTTACAGATTTTAGAATCTTCACCATATAACATACAACGAAGTATCATTAATTCGATTCTATGTGATTTAAATTCATCTTCATCATGTGCTTTGTGACCACTTAAAATCGCATCTGTTATTTCAGACTGTAGAATAATAATTCTACTCGTTAATTCATCCTTCGTCATTAGACTCTTCCTTTGGTAAAGGTTGGGGTGTAGTCAGAGTTCTTATAGCTTTAGACACAACTTCAGATTCTTCAATATTGTACAAACCACGGTTGTGTGCATGTCGAGTGGCATGAACCAAACAAAATAACGCTTGGTCTACATTCATTTCATCTATAAACTTATTTAGTTCGTGTGGTTCTTTGTAATTAATAGTATTAAATAGAGTGTTTACGTTTTCGTTATTTTCTTCCATGATAAATGAGTTTTACCTAATATTTATAAAAAAGTAACATAAAGTCAAATGGATAAGTATATTTTATCAGAAGATTTAGCCGTATGGTTTGGTAAAAAGAAAAAAAAGAAGAGTTCAAAACAACCTAAAGGTCCATGGGTTAATATCTGTAAAAAGAAAAAAGGAGGTGGTCACCCTTCTTGTGGTAGAAGTGATAGTGATAAAGGAGGTTATCCTGTATGTAGAGCGGCAGGTGTTGCTGGTAAAATGTCTCAATCAGCTAAAGATTCTGCTTGTAGAAGAAAAAGGGAAAAAGAAAAAGGACGTTCAAAAGATACCAAAGGTAAAAAACCTACTCGTATTAAAGTTAAAAACTATAAAAAGAAAAAAAAGAATGAATCTATGTATATAAAAGATATAATTAGAGAAAGTATTAATAAGTCTATATTAAATAAAATACAAATCTCTGAAGAACTACAATATCACTTTGATAATAATTTATCTATTACAGATAACGCATTTAGACATGGTAGTGAAAAATACTTTGACCTTATTAATGAGGCTAGAGAACTATATAAAGAAGGATATAGATTTAATAATTTTGATGAGGAGATTTTAAATTCTGATGCGGGTACTTTTGTAAAATTAACAAGTGGTAAAACAGTGGCGTTAGATTTCCCTTTTGAATATGAAACTTTA